GAAAAACCCAGAAGATCCCCTTCGGGGTCATCTGGGATTCCTACTGGTTGTACGAAGAATATACCTGCATGTGCTACACATTTCCAACCGATGTCAACAAAACCTAAGTCTCTTAGGGCACATTCTAGTTTTAAGGAATAACATGCTTCTTCTAATATCATAGGGTGATGTTATTAAAGATACTAGTTTTGTTTAGAGTCTGTTTAACTTTGGACTTACTCTTTACACTTGGCAAGTAATTTGCCGATGCTTGGAAGATCTTTACAAAAGTCTCAAGATAATCTGGTTTTAAGATTTGTAGTTTTCTTTTTTCTTCATTGCGTGCTTGTTCCCACTCATAATGAGTAATTGATGTTAGCAACGTTGCACCATTTTCAGTTTCCTCTACTATGGGATTATATGATTTGATATATGTTCTTTTGAAAGAATCTTGGTCGTTTGGATCATAATATACTTCTAGTCCACCAGGAAGAACTACTTCGCCAATGTCATTTTTAACTTCTTTAGTAAGATAGTTTTTTACTGAGTGAGGGTCAGGATACTTTTTATTGATCAATATTTCAAATTCTGATTGACTCAATGGCCAATCATTTTTAAGATCTGTAATTTTATTGGTTAACAAAATAACCCAATCATAATTAGGATCACCGTAAACTGCTTCAGAAACTTGATCTGGTCTAACACCGTCTTTTAAACTAAATTCTGCAAACAGATCTGTAGCATATGCAGAATTATCTAATGATAATCCTTTAAAAATGTTTGTAGCAAGTACAAAATCTTGATTGGTAAATTGAAATTTGATTCTAGTTGGGGTATATTCTATTTTTGGTAAATATGAAAAGAATCCTGACATTATTTCTTCTCCTCCTTAACTCCTGGTGCTCTATCGGTGAACATTTTATCAGCAAATAGATTTGTCACTTCAGTGAGATTCATGGTAATTGTAACCCCAACAGTAGTTGCTTTTGGATCAGCATTGAATTCACCCACTGTAGTGTAGTTTCCAGTTGGAGTGAAATCAAAATTAATCTGATTAATAGCACATGGGAGCAGTGGTTTGATAAAAGGATGATCATCTGTTCCTCTCTTATATGTAAGAAGTATGAATGGAGGTTGTTTGATAAATCTAGAACCACCGTTAAATAACAGACCCCCAGCAGTTGCTGCTGCTCCTGCTGCAGATGCTCCTGAATCAAAAAATCCAGAAATACTACCTAAAATTCCTTCTCCTGCTCCTCCAAGAGCAGTTTTTTCGGAGTCAAATTTTCCTTTGAGACCACCTTCGATGGCTTTAGAAATAGTGGTTATGCCAGCAGTTGTTGCTCCGATGGCAGCAGTGTCCGTAAACACACCTTTTAATTGTGTGGTGTTAATATCATCTATAGTAGATACTCTAGGTAAACTTGCTTTTCTTAAAGATTCTACAATCTTAAAGATTTCTTCTGCATCTACTTTTGATTTAGTGAACAAGTTAAACTGGAAATTAAATGTCCTAAAATCTGGTCCTTCATAAAGAACCTCAAGATTTGGGTTGAATACAACACCACTAGTTGCTGAAAGTAATCCAGAAGCAGAGAGGTTTGTTGCACCCAATTTATTAGCGACATCAACAGATTTATCTAGTAAGAATTGTTCGGCAGTTCTTGTAAGTGCATCTCTAACAGCTCCAGCAGCATCTGATCTTTTTCCGAGGAAAGCACCTAATTCACCAAGTTTAGTTTGATTAAACTGCTGCGAGATTGCTTCGGTTACTTTTTGGGGAATATTAATAAAAATTGTGTTAGCTCCATCAACATCTTCTAACATATAGTCTACTTTTTCACTATCATAATTTCTTCTAATAAATTGCATCTCAAGATAGTCCACTGAAGGACCAGTTGTACCAAATTCCTTAGGATACCTTAATACCTTTGACATTAGTTTTCTATAAATCTATGAATCGGGAGAGTAGCGATAAATTCCCAATCTTCTTCTTGGACCTCAAAAAATAAATGATCTGCTTGTTTGAAGATGTATCGGTGAATAGTTTTCTCAATAATCCTTGCTTTTTTATTTAGGAGGGCAAGAGCATAGGGACCTTTTTCTCTGTCACGCAGATAGTGTATATTAGATCCCAAAAAATTATCTTTGGCGCGATCAAATGCATAAACTAGAGGATAGATGTCATATCTATCCATTTGTGCTTTGAATTTTGGATCATATTCGTAATAATATAGTTTATTTGGTTCTACTTCATCTGTCATGTTGTCGTAGAGATATTCAAAGACTTCTCTGCGATACCATTCTCTACTTTTCTTCTGTCCACCAGATTTTTTGACTATATTTAATTCTAGTCCGCCTTTTGTTTTAGCAAATCCCTTAGACATTTAAGTGCTCCTCTGTGAGTATAAGAAATTCTAGTCTTCTATCTGCACACCACTCTCTTGCCGCTTCCCATTTCGCTTGGTTGATGATATATGTAGAAACTTCAGTTAAATAACGTGGTGTTTTCCTTTTAGGTACTTTGGGTTGTATTGTTTGTTTCTTAGGTTTGACTTCAATTAGATATTTTTTGATAGTATTGTTCTTATTTCGGATTTTAATGTAGAAATCAACGAAGTATCGGTGAATCCTGCCATCCAGAGGAGAACGATAAGGAACAACAATTTCTTCGCTACCCCATTCAAGCACATGATCATGGTCATCACACCATTTCATGAATTTAAGTTCCCATAATGATCTGTATATTACTAGTCTCGGATCACCTTTGTATTTCTTTGGATTCTTTGGTTGGAACTTGCCAGAATACGCCATAAATATAATTACAACAAGTACTTCTATTTAGAATTAATGTCTATATCTAAACTGAGGGGGATATTTAATGCTGATAAAGGTGCATCATATTCTAATGAGTATGAGGTAAACTTTAGTTTCAGTACCACAAACAATGCTGAGATCTTAAGTAGACTGCAATATTATGGATTCAATCTGACTGCTTCTGACGGAGCATATGATAATATGATGTTTTTGTGTGACGAAGCATCATTACCAGGAACATTTACTGCCACTCAAGAGGTTGATGGCGTGTATGCAGGTAGATTAATCCAATATCCCCATGCTAAACTTTATAATGATATGCGTTTGAGTTTTATTCAGACTAATCAGTTGAATCCTCAAAAATTCTTTGAGGCATGGATGGGCGGCATGTTCCCAGAGTATGGTCTTGATGATACTACTGAGATTCAACCAGCGGAAAGAAATAGAAGGAGAGCAATACCTAATACTGTAGGACTTCGTTATTATGAAAATATGGTATGTCCTAAGTTGACAGTGACCAAAAGTTATAAAGATAAAACTGGTCCATCTGGACAAAATTCATGTTATTATGATATGTTTAATGTATATCCTTATAACATTGAGAGTGTACCATTATCGTATGGTGCTAGCACACTAAATAAATTGAGAGTATCGTTTAGATACGAAAAACATGTCGTGATCTTTTACGATAAAAAAGGAGCCGAATTCTAATTATTTTTTTGAACTATGTCATTACCTCAGATTAATACTCCCGTTCATGAGTTGAAAATCCCATCTACAGGAAAAAAAGTAAAGTACAGACCATTTGTAGTCCGAGAAGAAAAAATTCTTCTCCTTGCATTAGAGTCTGAAAAGCAGGAAGAAGTTACAGATGCTATTATCCAGATTATTAGTAACTGCATTCAAACAAAGATTGATCTAGATAGTCTCTCCACATTTGATGTTGAGTATATCTTCCTCAATGTTCGTGCTAAGTCTGTTGGGGAAATTCTGGAATTCTCTATCACATGTCCCGATGATGGTGAGACACAGGCAGAGGTTGAAATTAATATTGACGATATTCAAGTAGTCAAGGACAAGAGTCATACTGATACCATTGACCTTGAGAATGGTTACTTTATTAAGATGAAGTATCCCACGATGAAATATATTATGGAAAAGAAACCTGATGACAAGAAAAGTCTTATTGATAGCACTTTTGAATATGCTGTTGAATGTATTGATACTATCTACAATGATGAGGAGACATGGGAAGCAGCAGATTCTACAAAGAAAGAACTTGAAGAGTTTGTTGAGCAGTTGAACTCTAAGCAGTATCAGAAACTGCAGGGGTTCTTTGCAACAATGCCTAAATTGTCTCATACAGTTAAGGTGACTAATCCTAAGACTGGTGTGAAGTCTGATGTTACAATTGAGGGACTGGCAAATTTTTTCGCCTAGCGGTTTTCCAGAATAATCTGGAGAACTATTATCGCCTAAATTTCAATCTCATGCAACACCATAAATATAGCTTGACAGAGATTGAAAATATGATGCCGTGGGAGCGGGATGTTTATGTGAGTCTGTTAGTTGAAT